GAAAGCGAGAATTGAAGAAGCTAAACAGTTGCGAGACACTTATGCTCAAAGACTACAGATAATCGAACAGATGCTCAATCAGAACCCTGACAATGAGAATCTAGCCGAGTTAAAGGAGTCAGACCCAATTGGCTATGCCATCAAGGTCGCAGAGAGATCAGAGAGAGAAAAGCAATTGCAAGCGGTACAAGCTGAAAAACAGCGAATTGCTCAACAGCAACAAGCAGAACAGCAAGAGTACCTAAAAAGCCATTTGGCTCAAGAGGCACAAAAGCTCAAGGAGTGGATTCCTGAGTTTAGAGATGAGGTAAAGGCAGACTTGGCTCGCAAAGAGATTAGATCCTATGCAAAGTCAATCGGCTTCTCAGACCAAGAACTAGCTAATGTATATGATGCAAGAGCTGTTCAGACCCTCTACAAAGCCATGCAGTATGAGAAGTTGATGAAGGGCAAAGGGGTAGCCAATAAGAAGGTTACTGAAGCTCCTAAGACTTTGAGAGCTGGAGTAGCCCAACCACAGGGAAGCTCTGAGCAAGAAGCAATGAAGAAGCAACATCAGAAGCTCCGCCAAACTGGTAAGAAGCAAGATGCTGCAAAACTATTTGAAAAATTTATTTAAAGGAAATTAGAAATGCCTACATATACAAGATATGATGCTGTTGGTGCTCGTGAAGACCTAAGCGATATTATTTATGACATCTCACCACAAGATACTCCTATTATGAGTTCTATTGGTAAGACAAAAGCAACTGCTGTTTACCATGAGTGGCAAACTGACAGCTTGGCTTCAGTAAACACAGGCAATGCGCTTGTTGAAGGTGCTGATGCTGATGCTGCTACTTTGTCACCAACTACTCGTATTGGTAACTACACACAGATCGTTGGTAAGACTGTGCAAGTTTCTGGTACTTTGGAAGCTGTAGACAAGGCTGGTCGTAAGTCTGAGAAGGCTTATCAATTGGCTAAAGCATCTGCTGAATTGAAGCGAGACATTGAAGGTATTATCACAGCTAACCAAGGTCAGTCTGCTGGTAATAGCTCAACAGCTCGTAAAATGGGTTCTTTGTTGTCTTACATCAAGACAAACACAAACAAAGGTTCAGGCACAACTGCTGGTGCAGATCCTACAACTATCGGTGTATCAACTCGTACAGACGGTACAACTCGTACTTTCCAAGAGTCTATGCTTAAAGATGTAGTTGCTAAAGTGTTTACTTCTGGTGGCACACCATCAACATTGTTTGTTTCTCCAGCATTGAAGCAAGTTGTTTCAGGTTTTGCTGGTTTGTCAGCTCAACGCTACAATGTAGCTACAAGCGGTCAAGCTACAATTTTGGCTGGTGCAGACCTTTACCAGTCTGACTTTGGTGTAATCAGCATTGTTCCTAACCGTTTCATGCGCACTCGTGATGCTTTGGTTCTTGATCCTGAATATGCAGCATTAGCATATTTGCGCCCATTCCAAACTATCGAATTGGCTAAATCAGGTGACTCAGACAAGACTCAAATCTTGGCTGAATTAACTCTTGAAGTTCGCAATGAAGCAGCTCATGGCGGTGTATTTGACTTGTCAGCAAGTTAATAAGTGAGTAGAATTGGGGGTAGGGAAACCTACCCTCATTCTTGGAGATTTAATGTCAAAGTTACTGGGTAATTTTGGGGAAAATAAAACTGCTTTCTCGGATGGAGAAGGTGGTCTTATTATTGAAACAAAGCTAGACCTAAGCGAGTTTGCAGAGGCTACCAAGAAGTCATATAACGAGAATAGTGGATCTACTGGGTGGGGTGATACACCAATAGATAAAAGAAACCATATAGCTACTATTCCTGCCGAGATTATTGGTGAATTGAATAAAAAAGGCATTATGAAGGGCTATCATGTTATTGATATGCCAGCACTAAAAAGATGGCTAAATGACCCTGAGAACAGAGTTTTTAGGACTAGAGGCGGTACTATTTAATGGCTACTATTGCAATCTGCATCCCAGCTAGAGGACAGATGGAAGTAGGAACAGCTTTTGACCTAGCTAGAATGGTCAATCATGTCGCAAGAAATACAGAACACCAAGTCAATTTGTATACCTCAATGGGTACTCTGATATTTGACCAGAGAAACAATATGGTCGAGTCAGCCCTAGAAGAAGGTGCAGATTATGTCCTGTTTATTGATGCTGATATGAGATTCCCTAAAGACACTCTTGAAAGGCTATTGAGCCATAACAAGGGGATTATTGGGGTAAATGCGACAACTCGATCTACACCAGTCAAGGCTACTGCTAAGACTTTAGAGATTGAGGAAGATGGAACTTGCAACTGGAAGCAAATATCTTCTAAGAATAAGACAGGGATAGAAAAGGCAGACGGAATCGGCTGTGGAGTCATGCTAATAAGCAAAGAGACTCTTAATGCTATAGAAAAGCCTTGGTTCTTCTTTGAATTATTGCCTGAGAATAAGCTCTTAGGTGAGGATATTTACTTCTGTATCAAGGCAAAAGATGTCGGTATTGATACTTATATAGACCATGATTTATCACAAGAGATAGGTCATGTCGGAAATTACACCTATGGATGGCATGACATACTATGAGCTTTACTAACTATTCTGCGCTACAGACTACGATAGCTAACTATTTAGGTCGTACTGACTTAACTGCTCAGATTCCTACTTTCATTCAATTAGCTGAAACTCGCCTTGCTAGAGAGCTAAGAACTAGACAGATGTTAAGTTCTACCACTATGAGCATGACAGGCGGAGACAGCACAGTTTCGATTCCTTCTGACTTTTTAGAATTAAGGGATCTATTTATCCAAGGCAACCCTAGGATTCCTGTTACTTATCTGTCTCCTAGTATTTTCACAAGAAATGCTAGGGCAGAGGAGTCAGGAAAACCAGTATTTTATACAGTATTGCAATCAGAATTTGAGTTTGCACCTATACCTGATACTAATTACACACTAGAGATGCTTTACTATGCAAAGCCAGTACAATTGAGCAATGCAAATACTAGCAATATATTTTTAACAAACTACCCTGATGCCTTGCTTTATGGTAGCTTGATGGAAGCAGAGCCATACCTAATTAATGATGCTAGAGTCCAGTTATGGGGTTCAATGTATGACAGGGCAGTAACAAATATTAATGATTCTGATGATAATTCTGAGAACTCAGGTGTGCCACTAACAATGAAGGTCGCTACACAATAAATTTGGTCTAACTAACGGAGTAAATATGTCTACAATAACAAAAGATAACAATGGTCAATTAGCGCAATGCTTTGGGTTTGGTACTACTCAAACTGTTGCCATTGGTTCATCAAGCACACAAAGCACAGCAGTAGCATCAACAACTAAGGTCTTGCGCCTAGTTGCTACTACAGAGTGCCATTTAGCTATCGGATCTAATCCTACAGCTTCACAGACAACAAGTTTCTATATGCCAGCAAATACGATTGAGTATGTTCGTTGCGGTGGCTCAGATAAAGTTGCAGTTATCCAGAGATCTGGTGGCTCAACTGGTAGCTTGTTTGTAACTGAAACTGTATAAGAAAATACTATGTTAGTTAGACCAAATAGATTAATGACAAAGTCTAGTAATAATGCGAATATTACTAGCTCATCAATGGCAATGGACTTCATTACTGGAAGTCTTGATCCAAAGGTGACTTTCAGCCGAGCCTCTAACGCTACTGTTATTGGCTCTAATGGCTTGATTCAGTATGCTCCGCATAACTTGCTAACATTCTCTGAGCAGTTTGATAATTCTGCTTGGAGTAAGACAAGAGCAACTGTAACTGCTAACGCTACAACTGCACCTAATGGAACAACTACAGCAGATAAATTAGTTGAAACTGTTGATACAGGTTCAAAAATAGCAGCTCAATCGTTTACTGCTACTGCTGGTTTTCTTTATTCAATGTCTGTATATGCAAAAGCAGATGGTCGTAATTTTATTCAAATTCTTTTACCTTCTGCTGTTTTCGGCTCTGATTTATACTGTGGATGTAATCTATTGACTGGTGAAGTTATTGCTGCTGCAGGTGCAACTGCGACAGCAACTTCTGTAGGTAATGGATGGTATCGTTTTACAGCTTCTGCAACATCTACACTTTCTGCATCTGGAAGTTTCCAAGTTAGACTTGCAAATTCTCTATCAAATACCTTTAATGGATATACAGGTGATGGCACTAGCGGTGCATTTATTTGGGGTGCTCAACTAGAGATTGGCTCTACAGCAACAACCTACAACCCAACAACTGTTAAGAACTTACTAGGGTTCTCAGAGCAATTTGATAACGCTGCATGGACTAAGAGTAACTCATTTATTCAGACTAACTTGCTGACTTACTCAGAACAGTTTGATAATGCTGCATGGGTTTACGGTGCCAATGGTGTATATACAGCAAACACTACAATTTCACCTATTGGTTCACTAACTGCTGATACATATACAATTAGTGGAACAACTAACGGGACATATCAAAATGTAACAGTATCAGCATCTACGCAATATACATTTTCTTTTTATGTAAAACTAGGAACTTTATCAGCATCAAATTTCTTAATTGCTATTTATAACAATACAGCATCTTCATTTATAGTGGCAGATATTGTTCCGTCACAAACACCAACAACAAGTGAATGGACAAGAATAACCTACTCATTTACAACACCAGTTGGATGTACTTCAGTTCGTGTTTACCCGTTTAGAAATGCTTCTATTTCTGCTGGAACATTTTTTATCTGGGGTGCTCAATTAGTCCAAGGCTCTGTAGCTGGTAATTATCAGCAGACTACATCATCTGCTTTGGCTGTGATGTACCAAGACCCTAACGGTACTATGACTGCGGATAAGTTGGTAGAAGATACTGCTACTTCTAGCCATAGTGCAGTTTCATCTTCTAGTTCTTTTATAACAGGAACAATATATACAGGCTCTTGTTATGTAAAAAAAGGTGAGAGAAGATATGTCCAGCTTGGCGGTTCTTTTGCTGTTTTTGGTTCTACTTATTGGGCAACATTTGATTTGGAGTTAGCATCTGTTGGCTCTAAAGGTTCAGGAACTACAGCATCTATTACTGATGTTGGTAACGGATGGTATAGATGTGTTGTTACAGCACCAGCGACATCCACAGCAAGCGGAAATTTATTCATAGCTCCTTTAAGCACTAACGCTACAACTAGACTTCCATCTTACACAGGTGATGGCACTAGCGGTATCTATGTATGGGGAGCACAGTTATCTGACTCTGCATCACTAGACCAATATGTGAACAACCCAGTAGCTGCTCCAAGCTCTACAGCTTTTTACGGTGCTAGATTTGATTATGACCCAGTAACTCTACAGCCAAGAGGTTTGTTGATTGAGGAGCAGAGAAGTAATTTGGTATTGCAGTCTGAAGTATTTAATACAACTTGGACTACAACAAGAGCTTCAATATCTTCAAATGTAGCAGTAAGTCCTGACGGAACTGCTGATGCTGATAAACTTGTGGAAAGCACAGATGCTTCAACTCACTTAGTTTCGCAAACAGCATCAATTACAAGCGGTACTGCATATACATTCTCTGCCTATGTCAAAGCAGCAGAAAGAAGTGCCTTGATGTTAGACTTCTTAACAACTGGAACAATTACAAACTTTGCTTATTTCAACTTGGCAACAGGAGCTGTCGGTCTAACTGGCGGTGGTGTTACTGCAACAATAACTAATGTCGGTAACGGGTGGTATCGTTGTTCAATTAGTCTTACAGCAGCAAGCACAATTACAGGTGTTAATAGAATCTCTCTTGCTACAGGCTCAACTGCTGGCTCAAACAGCTATACAGGTGACGGTACTTCAGGATTATTCATCTGGGGAGCTCAACTAGAAGCTGGTGCTTTCCCTACTAGCTATATCCCTACGACTACTGCACAGGTCACTAGAAGTGCTGATGTGGCATTGATTCAAGGTAGTAACTTTAGTAGTTGGTATAACCCTAACGCTGGAACTATGTATGCTAACGCAGCTCCTTTAGCGGGTGTCGGAAATGCTGCTGTATTTAGAATAGCAGATTCTTCTGCTGTGACTAACTATATTACTTTAAGACAAAATGCTAGTGGAACTCAATTACTTGGTCAAAGTAGTTCTGCTGGTGGTGGTACCGCTGGTTTATCACTAACTAATTTTACTGCTGGTATAGCTTACAAACTTGCGATTGCAGTTCAGCCTTCAGATACAGCAGTATCAATAAATGCTGGAGCAGTTGGTACAAGTACATCAATGACAAGTATGCCGATTGTAGATAGAGCATCCATTGGAGTTACTGGTTCATGGGTAATTCGACAATTAGCATACTACCCAACCCGTCTCCAAAACTCTCAGTTACAGGCGATTACACAATGATTGATTACTACTTAAAAGTAAGCTCAGAATCAGAGCTAAAGAGTATCTTGGTTCAAGCTGAGTTAGCCACAGAAACAGAAGAAGGCTTGGCTCTAGCAGATGGAGTAGCCTTGGATGTCATTGGTGAGATTCCTGATGTCAAAGGCTTTCATGCTAACTTGAGAATCACTAAAGAGCTAGAGGACTGGCAAGACTTGTCAGCCTATGCAGTAGAAGTCAATTCACCTTACAGGGTATGGGCATAATGGCAAATCAAAGGATTACATTTGGAGAGTGGCTACCTGATCAGCCTTCTGTATTAGGTGGGCTTGTAAAAGCCGACAATGTATATTCTCGTGCTATTGGATATGGTGGTATTCCACAATTAGAAGATTACTCAGGTAGTGCATCTGAAAACCTAAACAATGTTGTAGCTGGTAGAAACCCTGATGGAACTGTATCTATTTTTGCAGGTAGTGCTACAAATCTGTATAAATTAGACACAGGTGATATGTCTTTGGATGATGTATCAGGATCGACTTATTCAACACAAGAAGGTCAAAGATGGAGATTTACCCAGTTTGGCAATAGATTAATTGCTGCCAATGGCTACGATAAGTTACAAGGCTGGTTATTAGGAACTTCTACTGCATGGGCTAATTTAGCTTCAGATGCTCCAAAAGCAAAATATATTACAGTAGTTAGAGACTTTGTAGTAAGTGCTAACTTATATGATGTCTCTAGTCCAATGCCATTTAGGGTTAAGTGGTCTGCTCTCAATGATGAGACATCTTGGGCTGATTCAGCTACAACTCAGTCTGATTACCAAGAGATTCCTGACGGTGGAACTATTGTTGGCATTACAGGTGGTGAATTTGGTCTAATCTTGATGGATAGATCAATTTATCGCATGAGCTATGTCGGCTCTCCTTTGGTATTCCAGTTTGACAATATCACTAGAAACCTAGGCTGTTATGAGGCAAATTCTGTCATTCAGTATCAAGGAACAACCTTTTTCTTATCTGATGACGGATTTTATGCCTGTGATGGTCAGCAAGTGTTCCCAATTGGTAAAGAGAAGGTAGACAGATTCTTCTTTATTGATGTAGACGATACATATATGTCCAATATGTCTGTGGCTATTGACCCATTTAAAAAGCTAGTTATTTGGGCTTATGCTTCTAAAGGACAGGGCGGTAAAGTTAATAAGTTATTGATTTATAACTTCCAAACTAAGAAGTGGTCTAGTGCTACGACAACTGCCGATAGAATAGCGGATGTATCTACTCCATATACAAGTTTAGAGGGATTGGATACTATTTCTGCCTCATTAGATGCTTTAGGAACACCTTTGGATTCTAGGCTCTGGGTAGGTGGCAAAATGCTACTTGCTGGTACAAAAGGTGCAAAAATCATAACATTTACAGGCACTAATTCTACTGCTACAATTCAGACAGGAGAATTGTCTCTTGAAAATCGTAAGTCTGCATTAACCTTGGTTCAGCCTATTGTGGACAATGGATCATCTAATGTAGCTGTGTTTTCTAGAGACTTACTAACAACTCAAATTGTGTTTGGATCATCAACAGCAGCAGATTCAGAAAATAGGGTTTCATTGAGAAGCATGGGAAGATACCACTCTTTACAATTCACACCTACAGGCTCAGATTGGCAGTCAATTATTGGTGCTGATGTAGAGATTGTTCCTATGGGTGGTAGATAATGTATAGAGTTTTGCCACCTTTCGGTGCAGACCAGCGAGGTGTGGCTGAAGTAGTCAATGGCATTATGAATGGCAAGACCAACAATACAGGTCTTGTCACCTTGGCTACAGGATGGGCAACAAGCACTACTATTACAGATGCTCGCATTGGTATAGATTCAGTAATTATTGTAATTCCATCTAGTGATGCTGCTGAAAATGATGCAGCTCCTTATGGATGCTTTACAAACAATACAGACCAGACTTCTCCTAGTGTTGGCTCTACTGCGGTAGTCGTATATGACACTACAGAAGAAGCAAGTGGTGTTTATTTGTCTAATAGCTCAAGACTGTATGTTAGAAACTATGGCATTTACAATGTCCAGTTCTCAATACAGTTAGTTAATAACAATAATGCAGCTCAGTATGCAGATGTCTGGTTTAGGCTAAATGGCACAGATGTTCCAAGAAGTGCTAGTAGATTTGATATTCCTGCTAGAAAGAGTGAAGGTAATCCTAGCCATGTCATTGGCACAGTTAATACCTTTATTGAGATGCAAGCTGGTCAATATGTAGAGATTGCAGGAACAACCAGTAGCACAGATGTAGCCTTAGAGCATTATGCAGCAGACCTTGTTATTCCAAGACCTGCAATACCAGCAGCAATTACAACAGTTCAGTATATAGCACCACTATCATCAGGCAATGTTTATATCAGCTCTCAGACCAATGGGAGTGCAACCCTGTCTCATTTTGCTAACGATACAGCAAATAAGACTTACAAATATATAGTAGTAGGATAAAGGAAATATCATGGCACAAACCGTAAGCACTTCAAGCATTGATCCAGCTTTATTGCCCTATTTAACAACAGGGCTAGAGAGAGCTAAATCATTATTCTTGACAGGTGAGCAACCTAAATTCTTTGAGGGACAGACATATGTCAGCCCTTCTGCTCAGACTCAACAGGCTTTGGCTCAACAAGAGGCTCTAGCAACTCAGGCAAGCCCTGTATTGCAACAAGCTCAACAAGCCTACCAACAGTCTTTGGGTGGGATTGGTGCTACTGCTGCTGGTTCATTCCTAGGTAGTAACCCTTATCAACAGCAGATGATGCAAGCTGCTACAAGACCATTAGAGCAACAGTTCTCTAATCAGGTATTGCCTAATATTGCTAGTCTTTTCTCTAAGGCTGGTCGTTATGGCTCTGGTGCTATGCAAAATGCTCTTGGAACAGCCACAGAAGGCTTTGGTCGAGCATTAGGTGACATTACTTCTAATATCGCAGGACAGCAGTATCAGCAAGAAAGAGGCTTGCAACAACAGGCTCAAATGGGTCAAGCAGCCTTGGCAGCAGCAGCTCCACAGATTTATGGTCAGCAGTTCTTGCCTACTCAGCAATTGGCACAAGTTGGTGCAGCTAGAGAAGCTATTGCAGCTCAACCATTACAAG